CCCTTGGTCAGGCGTTCCAGCTCGGCATAGTGCTCTTCGTCCGTGCGCTGCACACGCTCGGCACGGCTGTCAAAATAGCTTTCCTTGCTGCGCAGGGCCTTGCCATCATGAATGACCCACAGGCCCATGCTGCAGGGGTTGTGGGTGCCGTAGTCGATGGACACATAAAACTGCCCGTCGATGTGGGAAGCATCGCCGTGGAAGAGATAGGTGTCCTGCCCGGCGGAGAAGAAAGGGTATACAAGACCCTCGGCAGCTTTCCTTTTACCGAGGATATCACGGGCATACCAGACCGTGCTGCGGTCGTAGGTTGCAAGCACAGCCCGGAGCTGGTCGTCCGAAATGCTCATGTTATCGGCAATTGTGAAATGCCCATAGTTGAAGCCGTATTCTGGGTTCTCGTTCTGCTTCTTTTCGTGCAGATTCAGGATATTTTCATAGTACCAGTGACCCTCTGCCTTGGGGTTCAGGTCGTGAAATACCTTTCTGTCCGGGCTGGACAGGGTACGGTCGAATACTTCCTTGATGAAAGTTTCGCTGCATTCATTGGCTTCGGTGATGTACGCGGTGCCGTAGGTGTTGCCCTTGATCAGCTTTTCGTCACCGGCTTTGCCACCACCGGACACCAGCACCACCTTTTCACCGGTGGCAGTCTGGATGTACAGACAGTCGCGGTTCTGGTAGGTGCCCTCACGGCAGCGGCCCTCAAAATAGTTTTTCAGGCCGAAGCCGTCACAGTCCAGAATGTTCAGCCGGGCCGTTGCAGTTGATACGCCCGCAATGAGGTGTATTCTGCTGGGATGCTTTTCCAGAATAGTGCAGTAGGCCATAGTGATAAGCACGTTCTTACCGCCGCGTTTGCCGCCCTCAGCCACATTGAACCAGTGGTTGAAGCAGTTCCAGAAGAAACGCATCTGGTTTTGTGAAAAAGGTGCAGGGATGTTCATGTCTCAAAATCCTTGATATCGCGGTCAGGAACGGGACGCTGCAGCAGATCTGCAAGCGTCTGCATGTCGTTATTCTGGGCTTCGGTCGTGTTCTCCTGCGGTTTGTCCTTCCACTTGTCTGGCTTCCGGTTTTTCAAATAAAAAATCTGGGCCGTGACGTTTGCAGGCACAACGACCTGTTCCTCTGCATACTCAATGCGTTCTTCTTCAAGCCGCTTTTTTCCATCCACCATGACCTTTTTCAGCTTGATGGGCTTTTTTACGGTCACGGTGCGTGTCTTGCAGCTCTCGAACAGCTCATTTTCCACAATGTAATCAGCGTTTTCCCGCCCTACTTTTAAAGCGTCGGAAATGTCGGGAAATCGGCTTTTCCATTCATTCAGGGTATCGCGGTGTATTCCAATGTTCTGAGCTATTTGTTCCTGCGTCAGGCCGTCTCTAGCCCATCCACGAAGCAGCGTCAACCCTTCCGGCTCTAACCACTGCTCATACTTACCTTTGCGGCCAATCGCAGATCACCTCATTTCAGACCAAAGGTCTCGTTCACATAGTCACGCTTCGTTTTGTAGACGTTGAGCATTTCGCTTTCAAAGCTTTCCCCTCTGAGCCTTCTGGAATTGGCTGTGTTCTGGTACAGCGACTGAAAGCACATCGCTGTACCAGTTTTCTGCATCTGAGGGGTCTTTGCGGGCTTCCCACCATGAAGCAGGTGGTTCAGGTTATACTCATTCACCTTGAATCCGGGAAGGTCAGAGACACCGCAGCAACAAAGGCTGTCTCCCAGTTCTCTTGTTCTGTTTTCTCCGCTGTAAAGAGCAAGGCCAAGTTCATGCGCCCTCTGCTTCAGCTTAAGAATATCGCCCTCGATCAGGGCTTTCGGATAGGTATAGTCTCCCGCAACCTTAACAAGGCCCGGTCTTTTGCTTGCAAACTTCATGCCCTCGACAATAACGCCGTAGGCACCAGCTGCCTTGAACTTTTCAAGGTTTTCGTAAACTTCTCCGTATACCTCATGCATGTACGGCTGAATCCTGACGATCAGGCGCTTCACACTCGGAGCAACCTTTCTCGCAATTTCCAGACGTTCTTCAAACGATGGTGCGCCTTCTTCGAGCTTGTCATAGCTGCTGCACACCATGCTGATCTGCACAACGCAGTTGCACTTCTTCAGCAGTTCGAGATATTCAGGCTCTGCGATGATCCTTCCCTTTGTCGAAACAACAAAGGGGTATTTGGTTTCAGCAAAGACGCGCAGAGCGTTGTAGCTCATGCGGTAATAGCGCTCACAAGGCTGGAAAGGGTCGCTCACGCCCCCCAGTGCAACGGAATATTCCAGTCACACCAGTTGGTCTCAGACGTTCGCTTTCCCTGAATCCAGCTCATGAGGGCTTTCACGCCTTCACCTTTCTGCACCTTGCTGATGTCATACTTTCCGTTCCGCTGCACAAAGCAGTATTTGCAGCCGTGCGTGCATCCCTTGTAGGTGTCGAAACGGATAGGCATATCGCACAACCAGCATTGCGACCCGCAGTTAGGCATCTTCATCCTCCATAACGCCGCGAATACAGTTCAAGATGGCTTTTTCAAGCGGCTCCTTCGTGTTCTCGCTGATGTATCCCTTGATTTCTTCCTCGCACTCAACGGGGAACGTGAAGGTCACGGAAAATTCTTTCTTTTCCGAAGCCTTTGTGAAACCGTCCTCCATAAGGCTGTCAATGTAGGATACGCCGGCATCATCGTCCTGCGGAATGTCAAAATCAAAGTCGAAGTCGCCAAAATCGACTTCAAGCAGCTCCCGTTCCAGCTTGGAGAAATCCCAGCCGGTCATTTCGCCGGTCTTGTTCGCCAGCAGGCGGTATTTCTGTTTCTGCTCTTCCGTCAGGCCGGTGTAGCGCACCACGTCGGCCATGTCCACATTGAGCTGCATCAACGCAAGGCGGCGGGTGTGACCGCTGAGAATGACGTTGTTTTCGTCAACCTCGATGGGATCAAGTGCGCTGCACTGCTTGATGCTCTCAGCGCAAGCGTCTACAGCTGCAGGGGAGATCACGCGCGGGTTGTTCTCATACGGCACCAGATCTGAGACCGGCATTTTCAGCAGTTCTTTCTGAATCATCTTTTTTCTCCAAATAAAAAGCCGTCCGGAAATCCGAACGGTCAAAATATCGAATGTGCCGCCAGCTGGATTTGAACCAGCACCCATGGAATGGATGTGCGCAGTGGTTGGCTGTGCAGTGATGTTCCCGTGGTGTCACCAACGTTGTCCCGCCTTAAATGGGCGGCGCTCTGCCAATTGAGCTATGACGGCATATAAGCAGCACCCATGCATTCAGTTTGACGGACAGGCGTAAAACGGGCGGGTGCCGCTGCATCTGGAACTTTCGCGGCCAGATGCCCCGCTATGCTTTGCACAGCCGTCCCCCGACTGTACATTGCATGGCGCTCTGGGCAGGCCTTGAACCTGCAACCTACGGTTTTGGAGACCATCGCTCTGCCAATTGAGCTACCAGAGTAAAAAGCCGCCCTTGGAATCGAACCAGCCGTGTCTACACACACGCGCCGCGCTCCAAACTGCGCTCAGGCGGCCATATAAAAACAGCTCCGGTTCTCCGCCGGGGCTGTTGGTTGGCGCACATCCTGTCAGGAAAGCTACACCTTGGCAAGGATTCTAAGGCCTTTTCTTGGCACGGGAGGTTGCACGTGCGGCCTTTCGGGTTGTCTGGTTCATGCGCCATACGGTGCGATACGGCGGAATCGAACCGCCTCCTGTCTCTCATGAGCGGCAGGCTGCCTTTGTTTCAGTGTATCGCATAGAAGCAGTCCGCGAAACGGAAGAGAGAAAAATGCCTGCAAAGCCAAAAGGAGGAAATTATCATGGAGGTTCGTTTCGGAGACTGCGTAGAAGCGGCGCTCCGCTGTGCGCGGTTCCGCTTGTACTGATTTTACCTTACTGCACCCCGTTTCGGGAGTGCCGGGACATCACAAAATAAACGGTGTTTTTCTATGCAATTTGTACAATTCATACAGTGCTGAAGTCTAGCCAGATCTCTGCAAGAGCTTTGCAACCCCGGTTAATACGCTTCCGGACAATATCAACACCGGAAACCCCGGTTTCATCGGCAATCTGATCCTGCGTTTTTCCATTAACGTAAAAATCTACGATCGCATTTGCGCACTCTGTGGCAACGACAAGGCAATATGCCCGCTTTGTTGCCTCGTTCTGCAACGCTGTCAGCCGCTTCACCATCTCCCGGTACCGCGTCTGCTCCTCAATGATATCCACAGCAGCATTACCGATTTTGTCTCCGTTTCCTGACGCAGTAGGCATACCGGAAAGGTTCTGCGTAATCTTTGTAGCACTGCCATAGATCCTGTGAATACGTTCAAGTTGCCTATCCACGTCTATCTTGTAGTCCCTGCACTGTTGAAACCATGCCTTGACATCGCGGTAGTCTACACCGTCTCGCTTTTCATTTTCAGGTGCACATGTGAAGATCATCTTTTTTCTCCTTTACTCCCTCCAAAAATAGCAACACTCCGGGCGCTGCGAACGGGACGCGGTACTCTGCCAAATCCGCAGGGATTATGTACTTTCGGCCAAACAGGCTCTTCATGTCGCGCCAAACGGCCCACGGAACGCGGTAGAAGCATCTGCCGCTGAAAGAACAGAGGACAAAGGCAATGCCGCCGAGGGCTTCTGTGCGGCTCAAACGAAGCGCTTGTGCAGTCAATACGCGGTCAAAGGTCATTCGATCGCTATCTGTGTGCTTCGCTTCAAAATTGATGGCCCTGCCGCCTTTGAGAATGCCCTTGTAGTCCGGCTGGGCCTGTTTCGTGTAGCAGGCAAGGAACCGGCCAGCACGGTCTGGGCTTCCGATCGGACGCATAGGTTCTGGGGTCTTTTCGATGTCTGCAAGGCCGATGGATCTGTAATAGGCGCAGGCATTGTCAATGATGTGCTCAAAGCCTTCGCCCTCTGCGCGGCTTCTTGCACCGGTATAGCTGCGGCGAATACTGGCCGCCGTTCTTCGGTTATTCATTGCTCAATTCCTCCACATAGCGCCAGCTCTGGGGCGGGCGAGTGATCTCCACAGGCCGCATACCGAACCGTGTACTCTGCAAGCCTGTGAATACCCGCAGCTCGCGCGGCTGGTCATAAATCTTCAGGTCGGAGATATGCCACGCCCAGCCGTGACACTTGTTCAGGTAGCGGACAATGCGGTCTCTGTCCATGCAAGCCATTTCTTCGACATCATCCGGGGCGCGGCATATCGGTGCAAGCTCCCAAATCTTGTCGCAGACGAACTCGCCAATGACCGTACCATCCAACCGCTGCCAGCCTCTGCCGGGGACGATTCGCAGCCACCCCATCTTCGACTGTTCTTTCGTGCAGTAGATGTAGCACTTGAATGGAGGCTTCACGCCCTCCGGCTTCGTCTTGCGTACCTCCACGGTCTTTTCTTTCAGGACGATCTTGCTGCACCATACCGGCTGGATGCTCAACAACACAGCTTTCACGCTCGCGCCTCCTCTCAGTAATACTCGATTTCTACCAGCGAGGTAGACACCAGTTCAAAGCGGCCATCTTCCAGAGGGATTTGCAGGAGCTGATACTCACGCTCAGCAGATAGCTTTGGGTCAGGCAACAGCTCGCCAAAGTCCTCCACGGTAATGGTGTACTTCGGCTTACGCCTACCGGCATAGCCAACTTTTTCAATTGCAGGGGAGTAGACCGTGACATGGTAGCAGGGGTGGTCAGCAGTTTCAGCTTCAGTTTTAGTTTCAGCATCAGCAGATGTCGAACTACAGGATGTAAACCACAGCGTCACAATTAGCAATGCTGCTGACACGATAAAGCAGATCATTCTCTTTTCGGTTTTCATGCTTCACTTCTCCTCCTCAAAAGTCCCAGTCGGAAGGAACACCGAGACGGCATTCTCCATCGCCATCGTTACTGGTCGGCTTATCGAACGGGCACCCCGGGCAGCCATTTCCAGCCGCCAAATGGCAATGGCAAAAATCCATCAAATAATGGGCCATGTCCTCCGGACTCATAGTGTCGGTTTCAGGGTTAGATTTCGCTTGATCATTCATCGTCGCCCCTCCAATACTCCACAAAATAGGTCAAAGTAGATTTGCCGCTGCGCTTTTCCTTTCCCACGCGGACGGTGTAGCCGTTCATCGACAGGACGACGACCAGCGCTTTCCGGTCCTCCACCTTGTCGCAGTCAATCTTGTAATGCTGTGACATGTATTCATCCTCCGTGCCGCTACTTGTATAATCAGCAGCGGTTTATGTAACTGTGTTTGTATTTCAGACCTTGAGATCGCTTTGCGGGCGTTCCAGCCAGTCGCGGACGGTATCTTCGGACGGCGCGCCGTCGTCGCACAAGGCCAGAACCGCCGGAACCAGCTTCCGGGCCATTTCTTCGTCATCCATGTCACGGATAGCGTCTCCGATCGTGGTCTGATCGCTCGTTCTGATTTCCAGCGCCAGCTTCACGACGGAGCCGTCCTGACGGGTCCACGAGCAAATAAGGCTCTGGCCGCCGATCTTTTCCAATGTGGTCAACATCGTATCGCGACAGGCGGCGATAATCGTTTCAGCTCTTTCCATTACCTGTACTCCTTTCCGGTGGCCTTGTCCCTCAGCGGGATGCGGCCTATGATCTCGAACCCTGCGATACCGGCCATCTGGCGCAGCAGGGGAACGATGTCTCCGATTCTGTCAAGCCGGGCGGCTTCCTTCTGGTACTCGTCCCGGCAGATGTTGCGCATGGCTGCGGTCGGTGTCGGGTCTGCATAGTGCTCAGCATTCCGTCCCATATTTTCCTTGCTCATGTCCTCACCCTCTCTCTTCCCACAAACACGCCCGAGAACAGGCGTTCTCCGATGGTGTAGTGATAATACCAGTGTCCTGCCGGAACGTCGTCTGCCGTGCCATCTGCCGGTCTGAGCACCATCGGATGACTAGCGACCTGAACGACATACTCACCGCCCTGCACAAGCCGCTGCATCCAGCTTTCTGCAGGTGCAGCATCAACCCGGCTTCCATCCATGCAGCAGACCGCTACGGCAGGCGGAACAGGGGACAGCATCGTGAAAAGTGAAAGCTGTTCGACTTCAATCACGGCGCACCTCCTACTTTGTAGATCAGAGCCACAGCAAGCATCCAAATCATAAAAGCGGTAGTTGCTGCAAGAGCTATGGGGTGATCGCGCAGCAGCCAGACAAGCGCATAGCAGACTGCCATAATAGCTGCAACAACAGCAACCATAAATGTTGCGACAAACATTGCGAATCCTAATGTCATAAGTTCTCCTTCGGAAGTTCAGGCATCGGCATCCAAAGAGGAAAAGTATCCGGTGCACCTGCCACAAAATCCCACTTTGCGGCCTGTGCTGCCTTTGCCCAACGATAAAATGCGATGACCTTTCCGTATGCAGCATCATTTTCTGTCGGCGGCTCTTCTGCGGTCTTGCGCCAGCGCTGGGCATCCGGGACGACTGCCGGTTCATCTTCCAGCACATCCATTGCGTCCATAATCTGACACGCGCGGCATCTTACGCCGTTGTAATGTTCGCAGCCACAGCAATATGCCGCTTTGATGTTTGCAATGGCTTTTTCACGGTCGATAAATTCACTCATTTTTCAATCTCCCTCCTTGTCAGTTCGCTCGCCAGCAACCTTGCAGCTTCACGGGGGGCAGCGGTGATATCGGCCTGCGATCCTTCCCCCCCTCACTTCACGGACGGGTTCACACGCTCAACCAGCTCACAGCCGGGCACTGCCGTGCCGGTCTTGAGCAGGGCCGCAATGGCCGTCTTGTTGGGTGTGCGGGTGGTCATCTCGGTCATGTACTCGGCAGGGACGGCAGCTTCATCCAGCACGCAGACGGCCTTACTGCGGCGAAAGCTCACCGCGCACCGGTCACTGCTGAAGTTCTGCCCACCCAGAGCATCGGTCAGATAGTGCTTGAGACTGTCGATCTTGCGCTTTGCGGCCGCCTTGCGGTCAGCAAAAGCCTTTTCCTGTGCTTCAAAGGCCACAACATCAGCTTCGAGGTTCTTTACCCAACAGGCGATGTTGTCAACCTTCTCGGCCTTTGCCATGTTCAGCTCTTCCAGCCGGTCGATGTCCATAACTTCGCCGGTCTCCTGATCGATGCAGTCCAAAATCTGCGAGTTGATCTCATACAGGTTCATAGTGCTTTTTACCTCCATTCGTTCAGAGCACGAGAAACGGCCCTGAACGGCGTTTTGCGTTTTGTGGTATAACTTTGCCGGTTTACCCTAAAACCATGCTCAGAGGGCCGCGTATGCCGGTCTGAGCGCGTGTGTACCGGCTATTGCTTTTTTAATGGCCTTCGCCGGGCTGCGTCTGCCAGAAAATTCTTTGCATTTTCGGCTTCCTCTGCCGGGCGGCTTGCCATGAACGCCCGGTTGCGCGGGGCATTCGCCTTTTTTGCTTCATCCCTATCACGGGATATCCACCCGGATGCTGCAGCCTTCCAGTTCTTCATGGGATTCCGGCCCACCTTCCAGCCGTTGGACTCGTAGTAGGCATGGAACCGAATAGCCTGCCCTTCTGTGCCACCCTTCTCCGCAAAGTAACTTTTCACCGTTTCAACATCCGGCGGTGAAAACCTGCTTTTGGGGGTAGGGGGCAGCGCTTCAGCGCTACTACTCTCAGATACTTTAGTATCTGAGTAATTATTAGTTTTTAATTTTAGGGGGCTATCGGTTTCCGTGGGTTTCTCGGAAAACCCACGGGTTTTTATGGGTTCTTCTGCAATCCAATCGGTTTCAGCGGCTTTTCTAGGCCTGCCGCCTTTTCGACCATTTTGTCTATTCGCTAAAATAGAACGCCTGTACGTTTCAATATTTCCGTCAAGCGCTTCCCGCTGAGATTCAAATGCCACCTGCTCGATAGGCTCAAGGCCTTCCGGTTCGCTCCCGGTTTCCACATAGGCCCGCATAGCGTTCACGACATGACGGAACTCTGCATCGGGCAGAATGTCCAGTAACTTGAACGATGTGAACAGGATCAGCAGCCCTTTCGGGCGAGCCATTTCGATATCGTCCACCACAAACCACCTCCTTTCCGTTTTTGAAAACCCAATGGTTTTTGTAAAAACCGATGGGTTTTCTTGGGTTTTTACAGGTCAATGATCTTAACCTCGACCCCATAGCCGATAACGTTCCGGCACTGCTGTTTGATGCGGGGAATCGCAACAGCACTGCTTTTGAGGAACTTTTTCGTGCTGGGGGTGCAGGCCAGATACAGCGTAACGCCGTCCAGACTGGCCTTGGTTCCGCGCAGGTTGTCAGCAATGAACTTGTCACCGTAGACCTCAACACGGCGAATAACCTCTCCCCAGTTCGCAAAATCCTTGCCCGGATACTTCGTAGGGGTGGCTTCCGGTTCAGCCTGCGGGCTGTTCTTGCTCTTGAGTTCGTTCAGGGCATCCAGCATTGCCGTCATGCAGGAGCTGCACACATTGATCTCGTTCTGAAGCTCAACAAGGGCACTGTTCAGGCCCACCAGCTGGTCAATGGCCTTCTTCATGTCCTCGTTCTGCCGGTACAGGCGGCTGTCGATAGATTTCAGCAGGATGTAAACCCGGCTATCATCCGGGGTATCATTCGGTACATCCTCAAGCATGAAGTCGTATGCACCGTTGCGGATATTGACAACTGCCGACACGGAACGACCGATAATGGCTGCGACCTCTGCATCTGACAGGCCCTTACTAAGAAGAAGCTTTGCATTGCGCACCTCTTCCGGCATAATATTTCTTTTTGCTGTCATTTTTCTCTCCCTCATTTCTGCCGCTCAGAACGGCAAATCTTCATCATCGTCGATAACGGCAAAATCGTCCGTGCCGGTCTCAGCCGCCTGCTGGGCGCTCTGAGCGTTTCTAGCTTCGCTGGCATAACTTTCCGTCTGTTCATCAAAACCCCGCGTAGACGTGCTGTCAGGGGCTTTCGAGCCGCAAAAGCTGACCTCACGCACCTGAATCTCATAGGCAGTGCGGTTGTTGCCCTGCTTGTCCTGATATTTCCGGGTCTGCAAGCTGCCATTGACGGCGATCATGCTGCCCTTGTCGAAATACTGGGACACGAACTGTGCCGTTTTGCCCCATGCAACGCAGGGCAAGAAATCCGTCTCGCGCTGGCCATTTGCAGAATAGCTGCGTTCGCAGGCGATATCAAAAGAGCAGACTTCCTTGCCGCTTGTGGTGGTGCGGAGTTCCGGGGTGTGGGTCAGGCGGCCCATAATTGCGATCATGTTCAGCATAGATCAGCCCTCCTTCGGCTGTTTCTTGGCACACGTCCAGCACAGGACGCGACCAAACTTCTTCTTGGTGCTTGCGGCGGTCTCTGCTGGTTCAACGGTGCGGCCCTTATAGGTCACCGGCTGAAGTGGTTTGCCGCAGCAGGCGCAGATAAAGGGCTGTTCCTGTGCGGGCTGCTGCTTCGGAGCAGGAGCTTCACGCTTCGGAGCAGGCTGCTTCTGCGGCTTGTTCACACCTGCGGGGTTTCGACCTTCTGCCGCATGATACTCGTCCGTGTCGGCATCCTTGGTATCGTCGATGCAGAACAGGCCGTTCAGGGCATACTTGCGGGCGTAGCTGCTAGATGTTCCCGTCACCTGTGCAGCGTCCATCTTGGTTTTTTGCTCCGGCTCTCTTGCGTATGCCTTCACGGAAATGCAGCCACCATCCAGAGATTCCAATTTTGCAGTGGCTTCGATGTAGTGCCACCCCTCAAGAACCTTCGGTTCATCGGAGAGCGTAAGCAGCAGGTCATGAGCCTTGAGAATAGGCTTCACTGCTTCCAAAATGTCCTCACAGGAACGATATCTGTACCCGCCGAAGGTGTTCATCTGCCCTTTAGGGGCCTTGAGTTCGCTCTGCACAGCGGCCAGAGCGGCGTAAATGCTTGTGCTTTCCATTACTCTTCATCCTCCTGATCTTCGGTCTGTTCTGCCCCTCGCGGCAGGAAATAGTAATCATCCGGCGGCTCAAGTGCCGGGCCGTAGCCGTCAAGGGCGAGATCATACATCGGGTTCATACTGCCACCTCCGGTGCCGGGTCAATGGCGGTAGGGGAGATGTCTGGTGCGGGAATCAACTTTCCAACGGTCAAACGCTGCGGAGCAGGGGAGTGCTGCGTTTCGCTTGCGGGCTTTCCGAACTTGACATCCGCGCCCAGATCTTCAACCTCGACCGTGACGCGCAGGCGGTGCAGACCGGTAGTGTCGTTGAATGCACCCGAAACGCTGTCAAGCAGCTCGTCAACGATGCCGGGGACGTACTTGCCGTCCATAAACTTGCCGTCACTCGAAAAGCGGCCCTGAATCTCAACATAATTTTTTTCCATCTTGTAAAACCTCCGAAAATGTGTTATCTTCGGATTGATGTGACCTGTAAAATCCATCAACCCTTGCAGCCTGCCGGTGCGCCAACACCAGCGGGCTGCTTTTTCTTTTGTGCGGCCATAATCTCTTTGATGCGGCCTTTGCCGTAGGTTCCGGCGCTTGCCGTGAAACGCTCGTTGTCATCCACAAGGCCCTGATGGATTGCCTCTGCCCGCTCTTCCTGCTGGCGGATAAGTTGCTCTGTGCGCTCCCGGTAGCTCGCTTCGAGAGCTTTCACCCTGATATGTACAGCGCGGCACTCCGGGCACCGCTCCGCGCGGCGGCCCCACATTGCGCATCACCTTCCCGCAGTCAACACAGATACGTGTATAGATCATATTGTTGTTGACTGCCATGTTCAGCCCGCCTTCCTGCCGCTCTTCACGGTATTGGCCTGCGGCTGGTGAATCTTGCGGGGCCGCTTCTCACGCGCTTCGGCTGCAAAGCCCTGCAGCATGAAGAAGATTGCCAGCAGGATCAGCACCATAGCCGTAATGAACGCACCGTCCGAAATGGTGCCGCCGGTCTGACAAGTGCCCTCGAGGCCCATGCTGTACAGCAGGCCCGTCGCAAAGCTCCCCATTGCCAGCCAGTACCAAACGCCAGATTTGATTCTCATGCGGATTCTCCTTTCTCAACAGTAGGGAAGAACAGCTCCCCGATTTCATCCTGCGGGATATCAAGCGTCTTGCAAATTTCTGCGATCTCAGTGCTTGTCCAAGGCTGCTTCCCGTTCATCCGCTTGCTCATTGTGTCAGTTCCGATGCCGATTGCATTTGCAATCTCCTGATCCCGGAACCCGCAGCTGTGAAACCGGCCCCGCAGCTTCCAATACGGAATCTGCTGAAACGTTCCCTGTACGACCTTCATCATGCTTTTTTGACCTCTTTTCTTTGATGTGTGCCAGCCGTTCAGGCTGGTTCTTGTCCCAGCGGGCTTCCCGCCAGTATTTGTTGCGCCCGTTCATCAGTCGGTCTCCCTTGTGCTGACCTTTCTCAAAGGCGGCTGCTCCGGGTTGTCCCGGCTCTGCTTGTAGCGCTCAACGTCCTCAACGCGGAAGTAAAACTTGCTCTTGCTGCCCTTCTCGCCGTGAGAGTAGGCATCCAGAAGACCCTGCTTCCGAAGCTGTAAGACCCGCGAATAGCAAACGCCAAGCGCTTTGGCGGTCTCCTGAGTGGTGTAATATTTGGTCACGATATCGGTTCTCCTTTCTGTGGGTGGCTCCCACGACCATTTTCGTGGCGTGACGAAAATGGTTTCGACCATTGCCGGAGGTCATCATCAGGTGGGGTTATTCAGGGCGAGTATTCCACGCTTCAATAGTTCGTTGCCTGCCCAATTCCCCGCGATGTTCATAAAAATCGCGGGTAAATGTGATATTGCATTTCGGACATCTAATCCGAATGCCCTCAGTATTAGATTCAGTGATGGTCGTATGCTCCTGCCCGCAGAAAGGGCAAGGCTTCAGCGTTTCCTTCTCCTTAAACATCTTCACGCCAGCCACGGTGTAGTCAGCCGCCAGGCCAATATAACCGTGAGAAAAAGCAACGACCGGGTGCCATGCGCCATTGTAGTAGACTTGCAGTGCATCGCAATGCGTCTCGGCTTCCGCGCCGTGAATCCACTGGCCAGACCGGCGGCATCCCTTCCAGCGGAACCAGTTGTAACCTCTTGTGGGTACAACATAACTAACGCTGTCCGCATCAGCTACTTCCCGGATGCGCCTGCCCCGAGCTGCGTTCTCGTAAATGTCCATCGTTCAGCCCTCCCTTACTCTTTGACTTCGCACACATCGGCCAGCTCGTAGATGTCTAGACCGTGCCCGGTCTCGTCGATCAACCGCTGCACTGCCACGTTCCGGGCATCCACCGGGTCGATGGCGTTGACCTCGTAGCAGTCCCAGAACCTATCAGCCATGTTGTAGACGTACACCTTATAGCGCTTTTTTTGAGTTAATCCTGCAATGTTTTTGTCCTCCTGTTTGTTTGGTGGTACTCTCTACATTAGTTATTATACTACTTTTAAATTATTTTGTAAATAGTTTTTTATATTATTTCAGTATATTTTTATTCATAGGGAGTAAAAAATTAAGCACCAGCCTTTCAGCCGGTGCCGGATGGTCATTCTTTCGTGGGTGTTGCGGTGATAACCAAAGCGTCTTCAGCATCTTCAAGAGTAGTGCATGATGTCCTTTCAGTTGGGATATGCTCTCTCAGCCACTTCATGCTCATGTCGTGGTCGATAAAGGCCATGGTGAGACCGTGTCTTATTTCGTTGCCCATATAGGTATAGATCAGATCCATATCTTCTTCCGAGAAATCGGTGTCAAGAAAAGCATTGACCCCCGAAAGCATAAATTCGTGGAAGCGCCGGTTTCGCCACTCCTGCGAATACGGTGCGGTTTTGAATGCTGCCCGTGAAAGCCATTCCAACACCTTTGCTTCGATATCTTCAACGTAATGACAATCCTCTAAGATGAAAGACTGGTTTGTGCGCGGGTGAGCAATAAACTCGTACCCTACATCGTCAGAATCACGGATGAAACTGCCGGGAAAGCATTCAAGAAGCTTTGCACGGGCTTCTTCTACATCGGCAGCTCTCTGGTGTTCTTTTTCATTCATAGTTTTCACTCCTTAATCAAACTCCGGCATTGCAAGGATGATCTTCTTGCAGTGTTCCTCACTGACCCTGTACGGCTTGTGCCGAAGGGTGTTATCCTGCATGATTTGCCAGTAAACCATTGTCGGCAGCTCAAACAGGGCGGTGCAGCGCGAATACAGGCGCACGGCCTGATTCCTGATTTCTGCGTCAATTTCATCACGTCTTGTCATTTTCAATCAACCTCCGATTTTCTGATTTCCTCGCGCAGAACTTCGTATTTCCGCTGGTGCCCGCGCTTTTGGCTGTGCCTGATGCTGGCCCAGAATGATTTTTTGCTTGCAAAGCCGAGGGCTTTTGCAC